GAGCGTGTCCACGTGGCATGCGCTGCTCGACACTGCCTTGACTGCGAACGGCGAGTCATGGGCCGATGTCGTGGGCCGGAATCCGGATGACGAGTCGGCGTACGCGTGTCTGATTCCTGTCGACTGGGACTCAGCGAACATCGGCATATGCCCGGAGACGCCGCATATCACCGTGTGGACGCATGAGCACATCTACAAAAGCAGCGAATACGACGGCATCTACCAGCTTGAATGCACTGACCGCAACCCGCCGGAAAGGAACAATCATGACCGATATGACCAAGACTGAGGCGCTCGCGGACCCGGATACGGTGATGCTGATTCGCAAGGACTTCAAAGTGAAGAGTTTGCAGGCGTTCGTGAATTTCTGCCAGGCGCAGGGGTGGGTGGAAGCCTTCATGCAGCCGACAGCTGATGGTGAGTGGCTGCGAGTCTATGTGCCAGGCGAAAAGGACAGCAGAGAGACGGTGACGGAATGACTGGTCTCATAGCATGTGACCTGCCGAAGATAGGGCGATTGAGCAGTGGCATAGCCAGATGCCCCGATTGCGGATTGTGGTGGCGCGTGAAATTCCACGGCGCACGTGACTGGACGGACTGCTACGTCGAGTGGAAGCAAGTCGGCTGGCTCAGACTCCACACGCAATACCGCAACGAATACAAACACTGGAAAGCAACGAAGGGACGGGAATCATGAACGCGTATGAGCGTTTCAAGACGGTATCAGACACCGTGGCTGACATGGTGCGGATAGCTGACGAACATGGCGGCGTACTCGATTTCAAAACGGCGCTCACGTATGTGAATGACAAGGGCGTGGAATTGTTCACGCTTGCGTCAGCTGAAGATAAAGACCGCCGGCAGCAATCATGTTCGGGAGCACGAGACCAAGGAATCCTGCAATGAAAGGTTTCACCTTGTCATGCATGAAGGTATTCCACTTGCCGGGGTCGCCGCTTTGCGACTGCGCTGAATACAGCGCGGCAAGAAGCCGTTCGATGGCTCGCTGCAGAACGAACTTGACCCCCTGCTTGTCCAGCTCTATGGCTGCCCTGGTTTCATTAATCAGTAGGTATACATACGCACGTAATTCCTTGGATATGGATACGTCGGAACTGATGAGCTGCTGCGCTGCGGTGAGAAGATCGTCAAGTTCTGGCCCTGCTGCTGCAGAATTCAAGCTCATGTCCAGCCAGTTGTCACGTACGTCACGTAAAAGAAATTCTGGCCCTGAGAGGATATTCACGGTTCTCACCCGCTCGAAAATAAAGTTATTCGCACTGACCGAATCACTTGCTACGAAAGAACGGTATAGGCAATTCCAGATATTCGGTATCTCAGATGAGTATTTATCAAATCGCGAGTACCCAAGCTGGGCGAGCAACGCTATCTCGCCTTCCACCTGTGCTAGTGCGTCTGACGCGGACGAAAGCGTGAACTTCTCACCCTCGATATCGGGATCCTTGCCAAAGAACCGAAGGAGATGCCCAGCCGCGTTATCAATTTCGTTGCTCATGGCACTGATTCTAGACTCCGAACGAATCGACACCCGACAATGAGCCAGCCAAGTCGTAAAACCTGCCAGCTGGTGGACGAGCGGGACGGCTACTGCTGCGTGCGCTGCGGCAAAAGCCTCTATTCAGCGCTCGCGTTCAGCCGCCATCATCGCCGCATGCGCTCGCACTCGTTCCCCGGCTTGCACAATCCCGGCAATGTCATCGACGTGTGCGGTTCCGGGGATACGGGATGTCACGGGTACATCCACGCCCACCCGGCCGAATCCTACGAGAAGGGATGGCTGGTGAGAGGCAACATCGGTGCTCTGCCCGTCGAAACGCCCATCCTGACCGCCCTTCACGGCTGGGTGCTCCTGGACGACCAAGGCAACTGGACGCCAACAGACGAACCAACAGAATCGGAGGAATCATGAAAGCGCACGAACTTGCGGAAAAGCTGGAGGAGCTGGAGATACGAGGCTACGGCGACTATCCCGTCATATTCAGCACGGAATACGGGGACGAGCAGATACACAACGCGGCGCTTGCGCCCGGCAACAAGGTCGAGCTTTCCTCGGAGGCGCTGCAATGAGGACCACCATCACTATCACCGGCGGCGAGGGGGAGAACGCGAACACGCTCATCGTCGTGCACCCCATGCCCGACACGCGCCGCAGGGAAGAGCAGACGACGCCGCCGACGGGAACGTACGGCCCCCGCCGAAACGAAAAGCTATACGCCGCTCGCCGACAGGCTGCAGGCCATGCAGGCCAAAGCATGGAGCGAGGGAGCACGCCACGCAATGGAACGCTGCTGCATACGCCAGCATCGGATCGACTCGTTCATCGCCACCCACAACCCGTACGGAGAGGGCAAGGAATGACCAGCCAGAGAAAGCGCGAGATGGTATTGCACTGGCATGAGCGCGACACCGACGACCAGACCATAGGCAGGCTGCTGGGCATGACCGTGCCCGAGGTGCAAGCCATCATCGCGAGCGCCGAGCATCCTGCCTCGTCTGAGAGCGCGATGCCGTTGTTCATCCAGCCTCCCATGCTTGGCGAGGGGACTGTATGATGTCAGCCTTCTGTCAGCGGTGCGGGGTTCCGGTCGAGGACGGGTGCTCCCTGTGTCCTGGGTGCGAGCTGCGTTTCGGCTTGCTGCTGTTCGGGATGGGTCTGGATGTGACGCCTTTGCATGACTCGCTTGACGCGACGCTGCATCCGGGCGGGCATTCGCCCACGCGCATCGTGCTCGCGGTGCCGCAGACGCCCATCAGGCTCGATGTGCTCGATCTCATCGATATTCTCGACAGTACCGGCAGCGAGCTGCTGCGCCGCTTGGACGGCGTGGACGCGCTGGATGCCACGGTTCACAGGCCGATGGGATTGCGCGATGCGCTGTTCCGGTGCGCCGCGCACCCGTATCTCGCCTCGCTCGCCGACGCCGGCATGTACATGGACGTGTTCGTCCGCCTCGCCGCCAAGATCGATCGAGTGCTCGAACCGCCCGAGCGGCGCAGGGAGATAGGCGTGTGCGAGCTGTGCGCCTCGCCGCTCACCGCCGGCGAGTCCGACCAGTTGGTCACATGCCCAGTCTGCAAGCGCGAGCAGAGCGTGCTCGCCGTCAAGCTCCACAGGCTGCACGCGCTATGCTTCGATACGAGCCAGTCCGCGAGCGCATCCCGGATCGCCAAGGCATTCACAGGCAGCGGCATACCGCTGCGGAGCAACACCATCAGCCATTGGGCATATCGCGGCAAGCTCGCGCCGGCCGGCAAGCAGGACGGCATGCCGCGGTACCTGTATTCCGACGTGTACAAGCTTGTCCTCGCGCCCAACACCGATGGCGGAGAAGCCCGCGCCATGCTCCGGAAAGCCCTGTTGCAGCGTATAGCAACGATTCTCGCCCGCCGACTGACGGAGTGATTCAGAGTTTATCGGCGTGTCGAGCTTGCATAATTATTGACTGTCCACGATTATTGCAGTGGGAGAAGTGGATGAAAAACCAAACTGCTCCTGATGATTCTCCTTCCTGTACCGCGTTAAAGCCCGAGCCGCATAAGCGACCCGGGCTTCACCGTATCCAAGAAAAAGCCAGGAGGCGAGCGCATGGCACGACGAGTCCGCACCCACACCCGACATTTCGAAGCGGAACGCAAAGCATTCTTCGCCCAGTGCCGTACTCGTCACGACGTGTGCTGGCTTTGCGGCATGCCCATCGACTACGAGGCACCGCAGAACACCACAGACGACAGCTACAACCTCGACCACCTCTACCCCGTGTCCAAGCGTCCCGACCTGCAGGAAGATCCCGCGGGCTTCCGCCCCTCGCACACCAGCTGCAACAATCTGCGCGGCAACCGCGACCCCGCCAAACCACTCGGCACGTTGAGCCGCCAATGGATCCAAGCCGCATAGGAGAGAACAACATGAAAGCTACAAGCGAGATCACCCGGCACATCACCATCACCGACGATGATGGCAACCGTATCGGCGAGGGAACCATCAGCATCCCCATCACCTACGGCAAGCCCGAGGCACATGGCGACGTCGTTCACGTTCCAATCATCACCGGTAACGCGTGCGAACCCGCGAACGGAGAACGCGTCTTCTCACGCGACAAGGTAATGCACTACAGGGTAGGGGCGGTAGAATCCTGAAACCGGCCAACAGCGACCCACTACCCGCGTGGTGGGGCGTCCTCTCTCCGATGAAATTTACGATATTTTGCGCGAATCGGCCGAACGGCCTGATTCCTGGCGTTTCGACGTGGTTTACGTGATTGATGCATGAGTATTGACGGGAAGTGGTCGCATGGGTGCTCGTTATGGGCGTCTCAGAACCGCCGTGGAACGTTCCATTCACGCGTTGAAAACAGCTGGTGACCTGGATCTGGAGCGTCAGGCGGCGATCCTATGCTCCGTGCGTTATCAGGCCGACATGATCGACTCCAGCAAGGGGCATGTCGGCTACAACGACTGGCGGACGTTCAATTCGACGTGTTCGGCGCTCGGGTTTGACCCGGTGAAGACCGCCACGGCGGCGGCTTCGGAACCGGTCCAGGTCAATCCGCGCAACGACATGCAGGAATATCTTTCAAAGTTCGGGTGAGGTGAGACATGGCCGCGGATTGCGTCATCGAAGACGAAATACGCGATCAGGAGCATGGCATCACCACACCGAGGGTGTTCACGCCGCCGCTGCGCGCACTGGATAAGACCACGAGCAACGGGTACGCGGTCATCGCGTTCGCGACGATGGTGCTGCACGTGCACCTGTATCCGTGGCAGTGCTGGCTGCTGATCCACGCGTTGGAGCTACTCGATGATGGCTCCTACCGATTCCGTCGCGTCATCGTGCTGGTCGCCCGGCAGAACGGCAAGACCACGACGATGGGCGTGCTGGCTGCGTGGTGGCTGTTCGTGGACTCGCAGCGTCACCCCGACAGGGTGCCGCCAATCAAATTCATGGTTGTGGGGGCCGCGCAGACGCTTGACAACGCGCGCGGACCGTATGATGCGGTGAAGACGTGGGCCAACCCGGACCCGCAGACGGACGAGGAGCGGGCGCTCGCCATCCCCGACCTGGGCGGCATGGTGCAGACGATCCGCAATTCGAACGGCGAGGATGCGATCATCTGCCGGTCGAAGGCGAAGTACATCGTCCGCGCCGCGAACAACATCCGTTCCAAATCCGCCGCGCGCGCCATGTTCGACGAGCTGCGCGAGCAGCATACGAACGACGGGTGGAACGCGGTCAGCCAGATCACGAAGGCCGTGTGGAGCTCCCAGTTGTGGGGCATTTCGAATGCCGGTGACTATCGTAGCGTGGTGCTCGCCAAGCTGAAGGACACGGGGCGCGCGCTCGCCGCATCCTGGAAGGCATATGTAGAGACTGGCATCCGTGATGTGGAGGCGTGGGCGAATGGCGAGGATTCCACGTTCGGCTATTTCGAATGGTCCGCGCTTGACGGATGCGCGTTGGATGATCTGGACGGGCTGCGCCAGGCGAACCCCTCGATGGGTTATGGTCCGATGACCTATCAGACGTTGAAGGCCGATATTAGCGGCATGACGGAGGCGTCGTTCCGCACCGAGGTGCTGTGCCAGTGGGTGACCGCTGACATCATCCCCTATATCGACCCGAAGCAGTGGCAGCGTGGCATCGACGCGGGCTCGAATATCCCAGACGGCAATCGTGTCGTGCTCGGGATCGATACGTCAAGCGACCGGTCCACCACGTATATTTCCGCTGCCGGGCTTCGCTTTGATGGTCTTCCCCATGTGGAGACGATCGCGCGTCGTGACGGCATGCTGTGGGTTGCAAAATATCTGAGACTGCTCAGGGACCGTTGGCCCGGCATCCATGAGGTTGCGATCCAGTCGAAAGGCTGTCCGGCCGTCGATTTCATCGACCCACTGACCGAAGCGGGTTGGACGGTGCACATGATCGAGGGGTTCAAACTTGGCGCTGCCTGTGGCCGTTTCAAGGATCGCGTGCGTGAGAACAAGCTGCGTCATTTGCCTCAGCCGGCGATCGAACAACAGGTGTCGGTCGCGGTCACGAAACGTTTGGGCGAGGTCGAGGTGTGGAATCGTGCCAACAGCGCGATGCAGACAAGTGGTCTTATCGCGCAGTCCGAAGCGTTGTATGCGCTCGAGACGTCCGATGGCGCTCCCGAGAAACCGAAATACCAGCCCAGTGTGGGCGTCAAAGTCAGATTCGCATAACCCGTGAAGGAGGCATGACATGGGATTGCTCGACCGCCTCCTGCACGGGCCTGCTCTCGCCAGTTTTCGCTCCTACGCGGATCCAGCCAATATGGGCGTTTCCGTTCCGGTGACTCCGGCGACCAGCGTGAGCAACGGCGACTCATGGCCGACAGACACGCAATTCGAATACGATCTGAATGGCTTGTACTGCCGTGAGTACGCCGTGCGCACTGTCGTCGATTTCATCGTCCGCAACATCGCGAGCCTGCCACTCAAGGTCTATCGGAAAGATGGCAACGGCGATCCCATCGAAGTAACGAACGGGGCATTCTACGAGCTGATGAAACGTCCCAGCCGCATGCCGGGAGTGAGCCGATACCGGTTCGTGCAGACGCTCCTGGAGGACATGCTCCTCGAGGACAAGTGGCTGTGCCTGCTCGGCATGGATTCCAACGGCACTTACAATCTGCGTCGCATGCCGTCCGACATGTACCACCTGACGGCCAACGCGTTCGGGGAGATCCAGTCGGTCCGCATCGACGGGCATGCGATCATCCCCGACAAGACATATGACCTGCCCGACCCTCGCGTCGTGCTCGACATCGGATACGTCAGCTCGCAACACTTCGGCGCGAAGATCACCGAAGTGTTGCGTCCGCTGCTCGCCGAATCGCGTGCGCTGATGAAATACCGGGCGAACATCGCGAGGAACGGCGGCCAGATACCGGGCTACGTGTTCCGCCCCAAGGAAGTGCCCTGGGCGTCGCAGGAGGACTACGACGAATTCTCCCAGGGCATGCGCAACTACGCCGCATCCGGTGGAATGGCAGGCGGCCTGCCGACGCTGAAGGACGGCATGGAGATCCGCGCCGTCGAGAACATCTTCAAGCCCGTCGATATGAACGATCTCGAGGCGCGCAACGACATCAACATCGCCGTAGCCACCGCATTCCAGATATCGCCCGAGAACATCGGCTTCCGCACCGGCACCAACAGTAACATCGCCGCATACAAGGAAAAACTGTGGAACGTCGAATTGCTGCCCTATATCACCGCGCTTGAGGAGGCGTTGAACCTCACGCTTCCCGCTGTGGTAGGCGACCCCGACTGCTACGTGAAGGCGAACCTCGACAGCAAGCTGCGCGGCACGATGGAAACCCAATACCAGGCATTGTCAACCGCAACCGGACGCCCGTTCATGAGCACCAACTATGCGCGACGCCTGCTCGACATGCCACCCGTCAAGGGCGGAGACGAGCTCATAACGCCATTGAACGTTACGGAAGGTGCTCAACCGAGTCCGCAGGACGGCGGCCAGACACAGAACGCGCAACAGGCGGACAGCCCCAACGGGAAAACCGCTCAGGCGCTCGCCATGTTCAACGAATTCAAACGTCTGCACCAGTACGATGCCGGTTTCCAACATGAGTGGGACGACATGATGAAAGGACAATCCGATGAAATTTGACCATATCAACGTGCAGGTCAAGGAAGTCAAAGCGCTTCCCGATGAGGGCACAGGCGTGTTCAGCGGCTACGCATCGACATGGGACCGCGATCTGTACAACGACCAGATCGTCAAAGGCGCGTTCTCCGGCACGTTGAAGGATGATTTCCATGGAGATGGCTCGGGTATTCCGATCCACTGGCAGCACTCCGACGACACCCCCAATATGATCATCGGCCAGACGCTAAGCGCCGTCGAAGACGACCATGGGCTGCTCATCACCGCGCGCCTCGACCTCGACATTCCAGAAGGGAAACGCGCGTACGAGCTGCTGCAACGTGGTCTCATCCACCAGATGAGCATCGGCTACATCGCCACGCAGACCGCATTTGTGCAAACCGCGGGATCCGATGACCCGTGGGACGGCTACCGGGAGATCCGACAGATCAAACTGTTTGAAATCTCGCTCGTGCAGATCGCCGCCAACCAGGGAGCTGAAATCATCGAAGTCAAGGCCGGACGCGCCATCAGCGCCTCCAACGAATCGAAGATCCGCAAAGCCCACGACGCGCTCGCCGACCTGTTGGACTCCATCACTGAGACTCCTGACGATCTCGAATCGGACGATTCCGAGAACACCGATGAGAAATCTGAGGATGACGCGAAGAAGCTCGCGGAATCCGAACATAAAGAGCTTGACCCCGAGTGGGCCGAGGAATTCAAACAAATCAGCGACTTCCTCTCGCTGGCAAACTAGCAGAAAGCAGGTATCCATGAACATCGTGGAGCAACTCGCCGCCGAGAAGAAGGCGGCTCTGGCCATCACCAACAAGGGGATGGAGAACATCACCGAAGAAGAGCAGAAGGAGCTCAAGGCCCATTACGAGGAGGCGAAGAAGCTGTCCGACCGTATGCACCTGTTCAAGAGCGTGAATGACGATCTTGACAAGCTCGGCGAGCAGCCCAAGCAGGCCACTATGAAGGCGAAGACTCTGGGCGACCTGTATGTGCAGGAATTGGCTGCCAAGGGTCTGACGGTGTTGGAGACCAAAACACATCCGTTCCAGACCTCCGAATTCAAGGCTGCGACGGATACGCAAGTGGTTGGTGGCCCGGACGGGGCTTACGGCCCATATGTCACTGACATCGATCAGCAGGGTGTATGGGGCACCGAATACGCGCTTACTGTCGCCAGTCTGTTCTCCGCCGGATCCATCAGCGGTAACAGCATCAAATACCCGGTGTATGGATCGTTGGAAGGCGGCGCGAAAACCGTCAAGGAAGGCGCGCAGAAGCCGCAGTTGCATTTGCCTGATCCGACGTGGATCGTCGATTCGCTTACCGAAATCGCCGCCTATTGGAAGATCTCGGATGACATGGCCGAGGACTACCCCTATGTGGTCAGCGAAATCCAGCAGCATGCCTCCTACAACCTGCAGCTGCAGGAGGAATTGCAGCTGCTGTCCGGCGCTGGTGCGAACGCTGATCTCAAGGGCATCCTCAACCGCGGCATCCAAACGATCGCCAAGGGCGCGGACACTGATCCGGACAGGATCTTCCACGCGACCACGTTGATCAACACCGCCACTGGCTTCCCCGCGGATGCCATCGTCATCAATCCCGCTGATTACGAGGCCCTGCGCCTGCTCAAAGACGGCAACCAGCAGTACTACGGCGGCGGCTTCTTCGCCGGCCAGTACGGGCAGGGCGGCGTCATGCCCAACCCGGCATTGTGGGGGCTGCGCACCGTCGTC